TCATCAAGAAAGTCAATAATTTTATAAGAGTCGTTTATACCAAAGATTACGAACTTATCTTTGTACGGTCGAATAGTTTCTACTACTTCTTTTGTAAGAGATGGCCCTGTAGCGCATAGAATAAAAGTCTTATTCTTATACTTCTGTTCAATCACTTCTTCGCCTTTATAAGTCCTATAGCTGACCTTACGCCAAAAGATGCTCCTACAATGATTGATAGTGTATACTGATACCAAGCAGGTGTGGTTTCTAGTACAGCGAACCCATCTTTTACATACTGTACTGTACTTGGAAAGAAACAAAGAATCAAAGGAACACTAAAAAGTATTGTGAGCCATTCATCTTTCCAGGATTGACCGCTATTCGCAGCCATAATTTTTTCCCAGTCTGCTTGGCTTTCGGCAGCTTTTATCATTACTGCGGCTTCAGCTTGAGCTTTGGCTTTGATTTTAGCGTTACGCCCATCGAGCCAACTTGAAGCTATATCAGTTATACCTCTAATTGCTAGTCCTAACATTTTTTCTCCTATCTGGCAATCCTGGGGTGTATTCTGTTCTACCGTTTACTTTGTTACTCGTAAGAACTTCGTTTCTATTATCATCTAAACTGTAGGAACAGTGAACCCAACCCGATAATCTATTTCCTTGCTCATAAAATTCTAGAATAAGTTGATCAAACTCACAGTTATGAGAAATCCAGTGAGCTAAATCTAAGTTATCACATTTAATTGCTTCAAAATCTGCTGCACAGCCTGTGCGGTGTTGAGAGTTTGCACTCCCTCCTATAAGAGCATTGAGCGTGTCACAACGATACCCACTCGATATGCGTATTCTTCCTAGCTTATTACGAGCTGGTTGAAGTACGTTTTCCGTAAGAGCTATAATATTGGGTATGTATAGCAGAGGCACAGTATTATCTATGCCAAGACGGGTAGCCGTTTGACTTCTTGAGAACTCTATAAGGGAGAAGTTTTCTGAGATTTTCATGCGTTTCCTTAAGCATGGTTTGAGTACATAGGTGATATTATATCAAAGTAGACCAATGCGGTCAAGAAATATTTTTGCCCTGGTCTCCACCTTAAAAATAGTTGTTGACACCCAAGCTTATATTGTAATATAATATACCCATATTGTAAAGAAGGAGCTGTAAATGATTAACGATTATCAACACTTTGTACTTAGTACAACTAGCAACGAGTCTAAAGACCTAGATGCCTTTATGAGAAAGGTTCATGCTATTGATACTGATACAATGTTCAACATCCCACTTTTGCTTACCGCGATAGTCGGTATGTCTAGTGAGATGGGAGAATTTTCTGAGATTGTAAAGAAGATTATATTTCAGGGTAAACCTCTTACTAGCGACGAACACTATCATATGAAACGAGAACTTGGCGATATTTGCTGGTATCTTGCAAATGCTTGTACCGCTCTTGGCTATAGCTTTGATGATGTTCTCAAAGAGAATATTAACAAACTTGAAAAGCGATACCCAAATGGCTTTGAAGTAGTACGAAGCGAAAATCGAGCTGCGGGTGACATTTGAAATTTATAGTTGAGGTAGAAGCAAACTCACTCTGTAGAGCGAAAACAATGGCTCGGCGCATCGTCGCCGAGTGGTCGCATAAGAATGACCAAATTGTCTACCTCACTAGAATTTCTGCAGGAACCGTATCGGGAAACAAGAAAAGAGTAACTTTAGAAGCGCAGGGCGAAGGAGACCCAATATATTTATCGTCGGAAGCATGAATTATACAACTAGCGGCAGGAGAAAAAAGAAGTTGCCGAGGAAAAAGTCCAGGCAAATGAGCAAAGATGTATACACACCTCCAACCCGCACGGCAAGAAGAGAAACGCCAGACTATCCATCTTTTGATAGTGGCGGCATAAATGTCTCGAAAGTAGATAGGCCAAAGAGTAATCACACGGTAGCTCCTGCTTATAACAAAGGAGCCTACCAGCTTATCTCAAAGAGTAATATTAAGGACATAGGAAAATGAACCTTGAAAAAGAAGTAGAAAGCATCGTAATGGCAATGTGGGGAGAACCCGAAGAAGAAGTTGCTAGAGAATGTATGGTGAGATTTAACATCAGCTTTGAACAGGCGAAAGAACTTGTCTTGTTTGCTATTCAAGAAGAAGTAGCAAGAGAGGAGTATTATGAGCCGAGCGAGGCAGACGAATGGGCGGATTTTGATCCTTACTGTTAACCTCCTAAAAATAGTTCTTGACTTATTAGGTGCTTTTATTTTATAATATAGATATCTTATGTTATAAGAATAAATCTACTAGCAAGCAATTTGCACAGTTTACAGATGGCTCCCGATAGATGTCAGACTTACAACCACAGTAAGCAATCTTCCCGTCTGTGGGGGTAGTACGGTAACCTTAGGCCGTACTACCCCCTACCCTTTTATAAAGGCTCAAAGCCAAGTCAATTATCGAGTAAATTATGTTTCAAAGAACTTTAACTGGAAATGTTACTGAGCTGGTAGCTGGTAACTCAGAAGGTACTGGCATTGCCGTTATTATAGATTCGGGCGCAACTTTTGAAGGAGCTACCCTAGACATTCGTTGGAGACAGAAAGGAAGTAGTGGAGCTTTTGCCTCTCTTGACAATACTCTTGTTGCGGGAGATCAACAGTCTTATCTGATTGGCCCTAACCTGGAAATCGCTGTGAGTGTTACCGGAGCCGGTTCTCCCGCCCCCAATATTCCTATATTTATTAACCGTCTATGAGCCTCAAAGCTACAATAAAGAGTGGAATAAAACGCGACTTGAAGCGAGGTCTTCGAGGCCGTGGTGGTGCCGGAATAACCATTCCTCTTTCTGGATCAATCGTGGTCGCTCAAGAAAGAGAATTAGGCGCTCCAAGTAACACAGATATGTTTTGGGTGGATACTTTCGACAATGGTAATTATGCCCTAAGAATATATGAAGCTAATGATCAATTTCAGGATAGACCTTTTATTACGTCTTATGATATAACAGGAATCTCTGCCGCCGGCGCGCCCATTACCTATTCACTAGCTACCGGTACTTCGGGTTTGCAAACTTTTCAAGTTGCTAATAATGGCTTAGACATATTTGCTATCACGCAAAGTGGAACAGCTGATGATATATTCCGATTCCGATTAAATACTGCGTATGACGTCAATTCAGGTACTAACCGTACGAATCTTAATAACGGCTACACTACCGCTGCTGCTGGATTTGCTTTAGATCTAGTGGAAGGCCAAAAATTTCTTGTACTCAGTAGGGGCGGTACAGGAGGAGTAAGCTTTGGTGCGAACCACCAGCTAGCAAATCCTTTCGATACTACAGTGTCTTTGACTTCAATTACGCCCACCTCTTACGTTTTGCCAGCTAAAGCCGTAGCGCCTGAAAATAGGTTATTTGCAGTAGATGTGGCAGGAAATTACGCAATTGTTGGTTACAAATTCTCTGGTGATGCTTATCACGAATTTGATGTTTACGAAATGTCTACTCCGTGGGACGCAAATACCGCTTCACTTGTAAACACTGTACAATTGGGACACAGCGAGATAGACCCCGCGGCGACTACTCAGCTTACTATTCATTCTATTCAAATAATTCCAGAGCGAAATGAGTTCTATATCTGCTCCAGCTATACTGCAGCCGTAAATACAAGGCTAAGAAAATTTACTTATGGATAAACTATGGAAGAAACAGCACCTCGAGTAAATACAGTAACCATCGAACTTGAAGAGTATGCACACTTACTCAACAATCAACATCTTCTCGATGCAAAAGAAGAGAATCTGAGTAGATGGAAGGATTATGCTCGTACTGTTGACTCCTGGCGAATCTTTCCTCGACTTTTTATTGGTACTTACATTTATTTATTCTATGAAAGTACAATGTGGTTTATGGCTCTCGAAGAACCAAATACCTCACAGGCTGGGCTTATCTCAGTGATTGTGGGCGCGGGAGCTGTTTGGTTTGGACACTATGTAAATAGTGGCAAACATGATTAGCGTTGCACTTGCTTTCGATCTTATTTGTCTTGCTACGAACATTTACTTTGAAGCGAGAGGAGAAGACCTGAGAGGGCAACTTGCAGTTGCAGAAGTTACACTGAACAGAGTACACAGTGATAAATACCCTGATAGTATCTGTGCAGTAGTATTAGACGCTCGCAGAAGTCGTGCGAGTTTTCCGTATAGACATCAATGTCAATTTAGTTGGCAGTGTGACGGAAAAAGAGAGCACATTCGAGATGTCAAGGCTTGGCAGGAAGCCTATACTGTAGCCTACTCCATGCTACATATAGCCAAACCAAACTTGGTCGGTGATTCGTTACATTACCATGCAGAGAGAGTTGCCCCGAAGTGGGCAAACCACATGAGGTATGTAACGCAAATCGGAGATCATGTTTTTTATGAGCCAAGCAAGTAATATAAGTAAGGAGAAAATATGAAAAAAGCACTAGCACTAGCAATAGCACTTCCAGCTTTAGGTTTCGCACAGGAGCCTACTTATACTGATGGAGTTGCTGATATAATTAATAATAACTGTGTAACCTGCCACCGTCCAGGCGGTGTAGGCCCTATGAGTTTTGAAACTTATGAACAAGTAAGGCCCTGGGCTCCACTTATACAAATGAGAGTAGCGAATCGAGAAATGCCGCCTTATGCCTATGACCAGCACATTGGCATACAGGATCTCGAAGGCGACTGGAGACTCTCGCAAGAACAGATTGATACTATTGTAGCTTGGGTAAATGCAGGCTCGCCTTATGGTGATACTGATGTGGTACCCCAACTACCGGACATTCCAGACCCTGACCAATGGAGATTTTCTCCGCTTTTTGGTCAACCTGACACAATAGTTGCTTCTAGCCCTTATGACATTCCCGCGAATGGAAACGATTTATGGAGCAAAGAGATTGTAGATTCTGGAGTAACAGAAAATAGATGTATTAAAGCTGTGCAAGTAAAACCTCGTGGTGATGCGGCAGCCGTAGTACACCACGCTAACTCTAGCTTTCTCACAGAAGAGGGCCGAGAAGGTCAGCTCACCGAGTATGCAATGGGTAAATGGGGAGAGATTGTCCCCGCTGGCGTTTGTCGTACATTTCCCGCTAATGCACAAGTATTATGGGACATACACATGTTCCCAGGTGGTGTAGGTGCAACAGCGAATGGAGACATGATTGAAGACAACGTTGTGGAAATTGGTATCTGGTTTCATGAAGATGAGTCAGATCTTAACTACAAGCAAGACCTAGCACTGTATCCTATGAGAATCGGATATGAGAACGGTCATCTTGTAATTCCTCCTCACGGCTATACGATGACTCAGGGCTTTCATAGCTTTGACCATCCCGTCCGTATTGATAGTTTTCAACCTCACGGACACCTGCGTATGAATGCAGCAAGTTTAGAAATCTACTATCCTGATACTGGTAGGACAGAAGCAATTAGTCAGATTTCGAATTGGTCTGCAACTTGGCACCACAGCCACATATATGCAGAAGACGTAGCTCCTCTACTGCCGACTGGAGCCGTTTTAGTAATCAAACAGTGGTATGACAATACTGCTGATAACCCTAACAATCCCGACCCTGATCAGTGGGTGTACGACGGTAGTCGAACGGGTGATGAGATGTCTCATGCGTGGATTGCAGTTACCCACTTGGATGAAGAGGGATACGATAATATAATGGCAGAAAGAAATGAAAAGGATATTGGTACTGACTAGTGCCTTGTTGGTGGGTTGTGCAGATACACAGCCTAGAAGTTACTTGCATGATTATGATGCAGCGAGACCCCGAAGTAGACTAGAGTTTAATTGGATGCCCAATAACTTACTCTGGCAACACAATGTAAGAGATTGTAGAAGTCAACCTCAGTGTAATACTGCTGAGTTATTTAGGAGAACATAATGGATCCTGAAAATAAACTCGATAGATTGATTTTGAACTCTCTTATTTTGATTGCCAGTGGAATTGGTTTTATTTTTCTCGGGCTCTCTACCTACATCAGCTAAGCTATAAAGCCCCTTCACTGGGGCTTTATACACTGGGAGAAAAGTATGTGGAATTGGTTAAGACAATGGTGGTGGCCAAAGGAGTTTTTTCCGCCGATGAGTAAATCAGATTTATACAAGTGGGCCTGGAGGAATCATCGACTCACACTGAATCCAGATGATACTCTTGAGGATATGATCGCTCAAATGAACCATGACCAGATTGAAGATTTGGGAAGAAAAGTCTACAAGATAGAACTTGATAGACGTATGTCTCGTGGTAATATGATAAAAGACTTGAAGTCTAAGGTAAGAACTTTATGAAAAAAGATTTGATTGGACGTTTGGATGAAGTCCATCATGCGATAGAGGTTTTTCTTCGGGAAAACCCAGGATGGGAAGATGCGTATTTTTCCTGCGATAAGGCAGGAATTTACGCTACCCGTATAAATTACGAAACAGTTTCTGGGATAGCACAAGATATCCCAGTAGTTGATGTTCGTACTGTCTTTGAGGTAGGTAATATTTCTTGACTTATTATCTGCCTCCGAGTATAATATATCTTCACTGGAGGAAAATATGTCAAATATTGTTAATTTTGCTGAAAAGAGTGGCCTTACTGAACTGAAAGAATTACGGCAAGCCCTCGATACAGCTTATGATAGTGTCAACGAGCAGTATTCAAAAGTTTTACAAATCGAAGCAAAACTAAAAGACTTACAGGCACTTTACGATATACATTTACACTCTCTGGGTAAGAAGATTGGATATGCAAATATTCCAGATGATTACTTAGATTATGCAACTATTACTGAAGATCCGCTCGATCTAGGACAGATTCATTGAACTTATTTATTTTAGATAATGATTTACAAAAGTGTGCAGAAGCTCACGTTGACTCTCATGTCGTGAAGATGCCGCTCGAAGTAGCGCAGATTCTTTGTACGAAT